TCTGTCATTTGAGCTTCAGCTTTAAGAGCAAGCCCTTTACCCTGACCACTCATAAAAATATCTTTAGGGTTAACTAAAGAGTCTTCTTTATATATAAATCCGGAGGTTATCTGACTCTCTAAGATGTCGCACATAATTACCATACGTCTATTGAATAGATATTGAGGATCACGAAGACCGCGAACAACACCCTGTATTCTATATTGATAGTATGGGCTCTGAGGATTGTAATAAGCTAAAACAGGAACGAAGGGATAGTTATCAAGTCCGTTAGGCTGAGGACCATCAAACATAACCTTACCCTGAACAACGATAGCTAATCTAACAGTAGGTATCTCTTGATCGATTACAGTTACAGCTGGGTATAAATCTAAGAATTGCTTAAGACCTTCGTCATCATCATATTTCCACTCCATAGTCTCACCATTCTCAGTGTCGACTAACATCTTCTGAGTTCTAAAATCTCTGTAATAAAACTCATCATAAGTTAGTAGATCTTTAACAGAGTAGTTATAACTTTCAGGTAGAAATTGAAACTTAGAATCTCCACGTCCATCATTACCATTAAGAGCTAGAATTTCATCAGTATGCTCTGGCAGTAGAGAGATAGCTTGTCGCTTGCTTAAGAAGGTTCTCTTCCAGATAGAGTTACAGTCAGATAGGTCTGATTTCTTAAAGAAGGGATCGATTAGGAAGCTATTATACGGGCAGTTATCTACCTTTATGTTTCCTGATATTGGATCTTCACGGTAATCTACCCAGACTTGGAGTAGGTTCATACCAGTAACAAGAGCACCCCTAAAAGAGTCAGAGATGGTTTCTAATACACCCTCTTGTTGGTTTACCCACATTAAAATCTTTGTAAACTGATCGGCTGTCTCAGAATCTGCATTCTCTACTGGCGTTACGATTGTAGACTTTCTAGTCCTGCGCTGATGGCCATCAATCATATTAACTACACGTCTTATGTGGTTAAAACTGAACTGACGACGACGATTAGCAGGCAAGTTGCCATATATATCGTTCCAAAGAGATTGGTCGCCCATTTCAAATCTTAGATCAGTATCGGATTCTGACCAGAACGCTTGGTTCATAGTTATAGACTCGGCATAGAACGTTTCCATGCGAGACAGAATAGGATTGTCTTTTTGATCTAGATATTGCGGGCCAAGGTTGGGAAAAATCATTAACTCTAATCCTTACGGTTATAACGCGAAGTAATAACCAAAGTTTAGAATCTAGGGGGCTCCTCAAGCAAGTATTAAGAACAGTCAGAGTTTAGCTTATCTATTTCTCGTTTGTAGTAATCGATAATAGCAATACATACGATGTTGTTTTTAGTAGCGTGAGTACGGGGTTTGTGGGGAGAATCCATCATCTCTTGAAGAGCCATATAAGCAGTAGGGCTTAAAAAGAGAGTCATCTTTATACTTTTTTCCATCGACATTACCACTCCTCTTTTTTTTCTAAAGAGTAGTATGTGAGATAAAAGTCTGTCAATTTGTGAACAAAAAAGCCGCCGTGTATGCTCAGCCACGACGGCCACTAATCACATCTATATTCGGAGGAATTAAATGCATTTTTATTATATCTTATTAAACAAAAAAAACCACCGCGAATGGAGTTACACGGTGGTTTAAAAATGAATACATGGAGGTTAATTTCATGCGTTCTTATTATAACTTAATTTTTAACATTTGCTACGCTTGCCGTTCAAGTGCTGCATAACTTCTATCTCATTCACAAAGTTATATAAAGAAGCTCTTTCTAAGTCGGAGTAACACGCGTTCTTATTTACATCAAACTCTATCATTTTTACTTTCTTCATCTTTATATATGTGAAATTCAGTCCATTGCGAAGCTTTTTTAGAGGTGTTTCTATTACATACGGTAGGTGTTTCTATTACATACGGTAGGTGTTTCTATTACATTTATAAAAAAAGCCGTCAATTCAACATCTTTTATGAAAAAACTTCAACGGTTACGGTTACGGTAGTATACGTAACGTATACCGTAAGATTAGCTTCGCCTTGACCCTTACGCTTTTGGCTCAGGGTTGGCTCGCTTCAAATGGAATAGAGACAGGCCCAGAGTCTCGGTCTATATACTCAGTCTTACCATTACTTATTAGATCAAATAATCCGGATATCTTACATCTGGTTTCAAACGTGCCTTCTTTATCAGACATCTCTTTTATAATATTTATAAGAGGATTATCTTTGTGCTGCGCATACCAATCGCTCTCTTCATTTTTTAAATACTCATCGTCCATATATTTATAAAAGAAGGAAATTGGAGCCCAGGCATCTATTTCATAAACAGGTTTACATCTTCCGCTGTAGTTTCGGTCTAAGCTTATATATTCACCTTCATCTTCATTGTATTGCTGCTTCCATTGAATTACAGCCATATATCCAAAGTTAATTATAATTACATGCATACCAACTGGTGGTCGCATATCATCTAGTTTAATCCACTTCATTATTTAGTCCTTAGCCTTCTTAAGATTGATATCCCAATTCTCGTTCAATATAAATGGCTCTTCATTCAGATGGTATGTTGTGTCTGAACATAAAGGCTTAGATGTTACAGCGTCCGTGCTTACAGTTTTCTTCACTCTTTTAAAGTTATAGCATCTAAGTGATCAGCATATTTTAATAAGTGAATAAATTCACCGAATAGTTCTTTCATATCATTCTCCTATTCATCGTGTTTCCAAGAATCGCACAACTCACAATCTATTCCATTTTCTAAATCTAAAGGTATTGTAGTCGGCCATTCAGATTTTAAAGTTGGCTTTTCAATTTTATCTCTAATATCTAAATACCACAGATTCTGAGTTATATCTTCAGGATATTCTTCATCAAACATAAATCGTACCGCTGATTCTCGCGGCTTATCTTCACCAGGTGGTGTGTATACAAATTTAGGCTTCTTCATTTTCCCTTTTCTATAATCTTTTCCCATTTGGGATTGAATTGGTCATCGCTTATCTGTTTTCTATAATCTTTTCCCATTTGGGATTGAATTGGTCATCGCTTATCTGTACATACGATGGGTTGCCTAACTGAATTACACCCTGTGGTGAATGATATTTACACGCATCTTCTGGTTTATCTTTGTTTGGACTATCTTCACAGTAGTAGCAGGCGGTTTCCATCTCATTCTTTCGTTTAATTTAAAACCGCCGGACTTCTCTTGCTCGGCGGTTATCATAGTAATCTGGAACTGCTGCTTCCAAACTACTAGGGTTTTTTGTTACAATCACTACATTTTGGCATATTCCGTAGGCAATAAGTATACCACTGCTCGTTACCACAAAAAGAGTGATCTAATTGTTTTTCTAGCTCTTTAACTCTTAACTTTAATTCATCAACTTCTTTGATAGAATTTTCAAGATTTTCTTTGCTCTTTTGCCACCATTCTACAAACTTGTCTCGTTGGGCCCTAAGAACTTTGGACTCAATTTGTGATACCTTTAGTTCATCTTGATTTCTACATCCAAAAAAACACATATTAATACTCCGGCAAATCTGTTCTAAACACTGAAGGCATATTTTGGTTCTCACCATAATAAACCGACTTATATCTATTATCTAACTCTTCAGCTGACAGCGAGTCTCTAGTCCTTGGCAAGCTTAAAGCTAAGTATCTCATAGCATCAGCAAAGTGAGACGACCAGTCATGCAAAGGCTGAGCGCTATAAACTTTACGCTTAGGATCAAAAGTCTGGCGATAGTTCTCAAGAGCTTTAATTAATGGGGCGCACTTAACCTCATCCATCCATATCTTACTAAAAGAAGAACGAACAGCTTCAATACCATCGATAACGCTCAAGTTAGGCAAGACACTAACCATCTTCTCGTTAACACGCTTAACCTCAAACTTTAAGCCTAGCTGACGCGCTTTTTCGATCCTAGAAACCCCAGTACCCCACTCAGTCACTGAAACGTCGTGAGGGGCGAAGTGTCGTCCATATGTGTAAGGTTTTGAGTTTATCACTGAGATATAGTGCTCAAGACCTTTTTTACTATTCTCATAACAATCTATGATTCTTATAGTCATACCAATACATTGGAACATGATAATTGTGGTACTATCTCGAACTCCAATATCCCAAGCAGTATGCACAACAGCAGAAGCTTCCCATGGAACTTCACTAATACGACCATTTAATCTCAATTTGTCAATATATTTACTGTAGAAGCTTCCTTCTACGCCCATTTCGAACGAACAATAATACTCCTGCTGAACCAAATCCTCACTCATCTCACCAGACTCTAATTCCCTTTGAATAGCCTCCATTGGGATGTGTTTAGTATCATTAATAGTTAGGTGATATGCAAACCAATCATTTGGATTTTGTTTTGCTATTTGAAATAATTCCCAGCAATGGTTCTTGCCTCTCGGTGTCGTTATAAACAACGCAAAGCCTCCATTGGCGCTGAGGGCTGGCCTGAGGTACTGGTA